TTATTTGACAAATTTGTTAATCTTTTTGTTGCCACTAATAAATAATCCATTAGCCAACTGAATCCGAGTTGTATCTCCATACTTGACGATCTTAGCGACATCAAATTCAGTGCCGGCTGGCTGCCAGTCCACAACATGTTTGAGGGCCTTATCTTTGTACCGGTGAGTACCGCGTACAGACTTTACTCGCTTGACACCGCCATCAACAGAATAGTATAAGCGATTAACGTTGGCTCGGTTAGACGTGATGTAATAGCCGTTTGCCAACTGGAACCGGGTAATTTTACCATAGGTTACCACTTTAGCAATCGCAAATACGGTGCCGGCTGGGAAGTTGTCCACTTTGTGCTTGAAGGCAACGTCCTTGTAACGATTAATCGGTGTCCGTGCATAGATCATCTTGGGATTGTATCGGTAGTAGCTGGCCTTTTTCGGCTTAGCTGCCTTAGTTGCGGTGCCATAGTAGTAGTTTGAGTACATTTGGGACACATCGAAACCGCCATAACACCCGGGGAAGTGCATGCTTGACGTCCATTGCCAGCCATTATATCCGGTATAAAGCTTAAACCCGGACGGGTTATAAGGATAGTTAGCCACCCAACCGCCACGGCCCGAGTTGTTCAATGGTACCGAATTAATCCAACTACCCATCGTATAGACGTCCGTTTTGGGATAGCCCATGCGATGAACTTCGTTAATCCAAGCTTTAACAATTTTGGAGTTCTGATTCCAACCAGAATTGGTGGCTTCAAAATCAAGTACGATCACACTGTTCTTGCCCAAACCAGCCTTTAGCGCACTTCGGGCTGCCATCTGGGCTTCAGCCTTAGCACCAGCCACTGTCGTAAATCGCGCAAAGTGATAACCATTGACGTGTAAGCCAGCAGCAACCGCGTTACGAATGCTCGGCTTGGCCGTTTGGTCAGTGAAGTACGTGCCTTCGGATAGCTTAGCTATCATGGCTTTGACGCCATACTTCTTCATCGAACGCCAATTGGCAACGGTCATGATCCCATTGTTATTGGACGTATCCACAACATCATAGTGCGGCATTACTTAGCATCTCCCTCCGTAGTGGCCGTGCCTTCTGGCACATTTAAGGGTGCTGGTTCAGCGGGCACTGTCGCAACTTGCTTGTCCAGTTGTGCTTGCTTATCAGCGAACGCTTGCTCTGTGTCCGCCAGAGCGGCATTGTATTCAACCTGTTTTGCTTGGGCTTTCGTATCGGTTGTTGTCATCGACTGATATGCTTTTTCGATGGCTGCTGAAATAATTGCCGGTGCCAGACTATCATGACCAAATACTTTCATTTGGTCTGTTACATCAGCAATCGCCTGCTCACGCTTTTCTTCCCCTGGCATTTCATAATTAGTGGCCGCCTTGTTGACAGCACTGAACGCCAATGTGTCTAACACCCCCAACACTTCGCGCTGAGTAGCGGACTTGTTCGCTGCAATCTTGGTCTTCAATGCCGGGTTGATCCGGGTAAACCAGCCAACCAGGGCAAAAATTAAGACACCTAAGATACCGGTGTCATTTAGTAATTTAATAATCTTCGTAAATTCAGACATGCGTTTTCCTCCTAAAGTTCACCGTACCGTTCCCGGTACGCTTGATTCTCACGTTCTAAAGCAGCATTACGTTTTCGTAAGGCTTCATTCTCACTAACCTTTAAGGCAATTTGCAGGTTAAGTTCTTGTTCCATGGCATCTTTCTTAGCCTTCAATCCATTCAGATCATTGTCAAATTGTTTTCGCACATCATCGAGCTCTTTACGAAGGCCATGGTTATCCTCTTTAATCTGCTTAACGATATACTCCTGTATCTCCTGATGATCATGATCAGCCTGGCGTAAATCGGAATGATAGCCATGAATAACAGCCCAGATAGTGGTTACAAACGTTCCCAGTGCGCCTAAAGCAACTGCCCAGGACTTAATATCCATGCGTGTCCCCCCTAATCAACGTGCCGACTAGCAAAAACAGCATGAGTAAGGCGAACACCCACGTTAGGTTAAACCGCACATCAAACAAGCCCCGAACAATGAAAGCCACTGATAAGGCCCCCATTGCTGGTGATAGGGCAACTAGGCCACCATCACGTAACAACCGCCGGTTGTGAAAAACGCCAACCAGAATAGCGAGACCACAGATAATTAACCACAATGAAAACCACCAGTCGTCAGCAAAGGCAAAGATTGCATGTTCAGCTGGTGAAGGTGGTGGCGGTGGTGTCACCCGTGGATCATCTAAATAGCCCTGATGAAACCAAATATACAAGCCGCCTATCATTGAAAACAAGCCAAAACAGAAATGATTCCAATGCGAAAAGGCCCGTTGAACCGGGCCATCTTTAATACGATGCATGCTTACGCCTCCAAAATAAAAGCACCTAGGCGGTTGTGGTATCCGTCGTCGGTGCCGTGTAATCCTTGCCTGTAAGTTCTTTGTACTGATCCGGTGTGATACACCAATTGACCATATAGCCAATGTCTAACCCCCATGAAGCATACAACTTGGCATCTTCAATGCTTGGTGCTGAAAATGGATTATTTTCCATGATGATTCCTCCTATTCTGCCTTAGTTGCAAGCTGTTTTTGAACAGCTACTATTTGTTGCGAAAGACTACCGAATTGCTTTTGAAATTGCTCTTGCGTAGTGACAAACTGTTGCTGGGCTTCTACTTGAGCCTTTGTGGCGCTTCCCAATGCTGTTTGCAAGCCTTCGATGGTTTTGTCCCGTTTTTCGGCTTGTTCGCCTTGCTGGTCAATCAATCCTTGCAGGTAATCAATATCCAAATTGGGTAAGTTGCCCGGAGCTGTGACTTCTTGCGAATCATTACTCTTGAATGCATACATCCACCAGTATCGCGTGAAGTATTGAATCGAGGTAGTCGGGATATTCACCGTTCGTAAGCCATCTGCTGGCTCAAGCACAGGCGTGGTGTCCTTATCTGGAAACTTGTTATCTGAATCTGGTTTTACGTAATAAATTGGCATTTCTCTTCCTCCTTTTAGTAGGAAACAATTGATTTAATTACAATCATTTGACCACCTTGATATATACTGTAGAAATCAAGTAAAGTACCATCTTTACCATCTGTCGAAAAATAAACAGTTTTGTCAGAAGCTTTAACGGTAAGTGAATAACTCCCTCCTCCTGAAGTATCGTTTACAATAGTGCTATTTTGAAGGGATTCTTTAGATACTCTAATTGGATTGCTAGAGAATGATAAATTACTGTAAGTATTGTTAGACACTGATGTATTGTCATCAAAAATAATAGAAGTTGTATCAAAGGTGATACTGATACCATTACTGCAATCATTTATGCTGCTCTTTAGAGAAATTGAGTTTCCTCTTTTAGTGACAACTTGATAATTAGGGCCTGAGCCACTTGCTAAATCGTAGCTACCTGATAATCCTAATCGTTTTCCGTTAAAATCATATAAAGATGTGCCATCAGGTATTTCACCACTATCCCAGATTAACTTGTTATTATAGATAAGTCCCACATCTACACCTTCTTAATGTAATAGCCAACCGTTGAAAATTCTGGACAGTTTTTGGCCAAGACCGGGTCTTGCCAGGTACCATCGCCATCAATAGCATGTACGTACCCAGCTGGCACATGGTTTTCGACGTAGTTCTTACCATTTTCCTTGTAGTTAGCTACGTTCATAATGGGTACGCCATTACTCGTTCCGGTTTGTATGAATCCAACCTCCATACTTCCTAGATAGGCTTTAGTTGATAACTCAATGAAGTTGATATAGACCGTTGGCGCCGCTTCATATATCTTTTTTCCTTGGTAAAAGCAACCCAAAATTTGCTGGTTACCAACTATTACTCCCATTACGATAGCTCCTTTCCATACATGAACGCATAATTAGGATATTGGGCTGTCTTGGTAATTGCGGTTGCCCTATCGGGTACCAACACAAGTGGAATTATTGGGTAACCGTCTACTGTTAAACCCTTGTAGGGAAAATCTGTCGTGTCTGTCGCTCTCCCCGTATCCGGATTGCGGTGAACCACATTGGTGTCGTTAGCGGGTGTGTAACCAATTTTATCTTGCTTGGCGTTAACTTCCTCAATTCCCGCTACATCACTAGCTGGTTTACGCATATCGGTGACGTTAACTTTGTCTTCTGGCGCTGGTGTCCAATCAGTGGGAATGTTACCAATTCCTAACTTAGGTAACTTGATGTAAACGTCTACCGGACCGCTAGTAGAAGTAAAATACATGACAATTGTCTTGACTCCAGTATTAACTCGTCCAGTTTGACTGACACGAGACCATTCACTACTAATGGTGCCTACTACTGGGTTTTTGTTACTAGCCTCTATACCAAACGCAAAAATCTTACCCGTACCTTTAACATCGGCGCTATAAGACCAATTTGAATTATCTGGTATTTTCCCACTGGCATAATTATAAAGATATATACCAACAGGGGTACTATTACCCTGTTTTGATACAATATGCCACATGTTAGTAGTACTATCAAAAGGCTCTACCGTTACCGTTAAACCGTTGGGTGCAGCAATATAACCATCTGCAATTGCTTTAGAGTTTAGGTAAAGGTTTCGTCCACCAATAGTATCTGATAACTTATTGAACGGTTGTACCTGAACTCCATTAAGTTGTTCAGTACCATTTTTGTTATCAGTAACTTTAGTGCTTAACCCATTATTTAAACCGGTGGCCACATCTTTCGTCGTGGCATACGCGTTCCCCTTGCCGTCCGTGGCGCCCCCTGCGAGCGTCTGCGACTTGGCGAAGGTGTTGGCCGCATCGGTCGTCGCGATGTTCTTGGGCAGCTTGCTGGCAAAGTCGTCGTCGGTGACAAATTTGGCGTCGACTTCCGCCTTCGTGTAGTAGTTTTTCATGGTACCCTCAAATACTTGCTGAGTCACCATATTAGCAGGATCAACCACTACAACGACGTTAGAAGCCTTACCCACAGTGGTATTAATTCCAAAACCCAGATAGGAACCATCAGCATCTTTGTGGACAAAGACAGGATCCTGTAGCACGGTGACTCCATACAAGACTTCTGTGCCATCGTCATCCTTGGCATATAAGGCCGCGGACCGCATCTGATAGTTAGCCTTTGACTCGGCCTGATTCACATCAACTTGTACGTAAACCGTGGTCGTGTTAATTACTTGGACTGCCGTAACCTTCCCGTCTTGTTGAATATTATATAATTCCGTTAGCTTAGCTAAAGCGTCGTCCGTATCGCTAAAGTGGTCGTCCGTACTAATGGCGGCCCGTGTAAACTGCATCTTTGTTTCATCAGCGCGGACCCGCGTTTCTAACGCAAAACCCGCATCAGTCATAATGGTTCTCGAACTGTCCGCCATTTTATCCCTCCTTTAATTGCGGCACACTCATCGTCGATTCGATAACCTGTGTCGTCTGAAATTGCATTGCGTAGTAAAGCGTGGACTTAACCGTCTTCTGGAATCCGATTCCAGCTACCCGCGTGGGGGCCGCGACTGATGACCTAATTTGCTCCAGAAGTAAGGCCTCCTTCTCCTGAGAATCAATGTAAACAGTAGGAATATTGAGAATTTCTATTGCCATCGGTTCTCCAGTGGTGTTCCAAAGAGGTAGAACTTGAAATTCATGCGAATCCACAGATAAAATTGCCGAAATAACATCATAAATTTGATTAATGGTCCCATCGGTATGTCGCCGCGCGAGCCGTGCGTAGATCATGCGTCGATAAAAGTCATCATCGGCCTGTCCACGGTAAACGCCAATAAGTTTCCCGATTCGATCAAGAAACTCCTTTTTGGAAGTATCCAACGCCCGCATTTTAAGCATGAAGTTTAGTTGGTCCTCACCTTTACTCATGGGTTGCTCAGCCAGTTGCATCAGCTTCCAGTTATTTGATTCGGTAGAGCGGTCAAAAGATGGTGGCAAGTTCTGTAGGGTTGGATCAATCTGCATTCGTAACCACCTCGATATCTCCATCTTCGTAGGCTACTGCTTCAAAGGTCGCAAGCTGAATATCAGCGGCTGTCAAAGTTTCCTTTGACCGACCAATCTTGATGTCGGCATCCGTAACCCCCGTAACGCTATAGACCAAAGTATACAGATACGTAAAACGCACCTTATCTCCCATCGTTAAGGAGTTAAGGTACGTTTTAATGTTGTCTTTGATTTGGTCAACACCATCAGATTCAAACAGCGTGCTGTCTATATCTAAAGTAATCGACATGAAGAGTGGGACCCCGGTTGGTCGGTCAAAGTGGATTTCCTGCGGGTGTCCGCCTCGGTCAAGAATTCGGCATACTGTAGAACCCACTGTTTGGGTACCTCCCGCTAGCACGTCACTGATTGCTTGTGCGACGTCCCCATCGATTCCCCCTGCGGCATAGACGTGAATAGACTTAGGCGGATCATCATTAGCATCAGTTTCATTGGTGTCGTTGACGTTGACCTCTACTTGGTCCACACCAGCTACGTTTGCCACAGACGATTTAATCCCGTCTTGAGTGGCTCCAGACAATGATTTCTCAAAAATTTCTACGCGTTTACGAAAGGCCTCATCATCTTCAGTCACCATGCCACCAGTCGCCGCAATCGGGTTTGTCACGGATGTGATATCTTCGACCGGCATTGTCTGCTTAGTAATAGTTTCCGCTGCTACGTTAGCATCGGCGGACTCGTCCATCGATACTGCGGTTCCGGACCCGTTACCATCAGCGTCCAAGATTAACGTGTCCTCGAGCATGAAAATTTGGCCGTCCTCAGTCTCAAACATTTCGTCCGGGTCAATTACGGTATCTGGGTTCCCGGTGAAGTTAAGCGTTACATAAGCTGGTTGGGCTTTGTTTCGTGTCAGCCCCAGCAGTGCGACAACCTTATCCAGGTTAACTCCCGTGGCAGTATCGTAAAACCAGGAATCCCAGACCTTACCGATGGTCTGCTCATAAATTGCCATACGGTGAGCTACGATACGAATGAAGCTACCTAGAACTGACTTCTCAGAGGTATCAATGTTGGCTCCCATCAGGCTACCAGCCAGCTCAAAGAGATCAATTAAAATTGCATCTTCGGGTTCTGCGATATAGCCATGTTCGGTCGCCCCATACTCGGTACTAGTATCCGCCATCTAGTGTCACCTCCTGTTCTATTTCCTCTTGGTCATCCTCATTACCCGTCTGGTTCATATCGACAGTAATCTTCAATGTTACCGACAAAATTCGCGTTTTATGATCCAGATTAAAAATGGTATCTGTGATGGCTACCACTCGGGGTTCCTGCTCCAAAATGGCGTCTTCAAAATCGGCTTGCGCAAAGGCTTCGTTAAAGTCTTCACCGATTAGATTTTCATAGTCCATTCCCAAATCGGGTTCTAGTGGCGCATCCCCCAGCTGATTACTGATGATGGTGCGGATGCCTTGGGCCAATTCCTCTTTACCAATAACTGTCTGCATCTCGCCATTTTCGATGACTAAATCGCCGTTCTCATCTTGTTTTAAATCTCGTAGTTCCATTAAAACACCGCCTCGATAAAAGCATCGTTCAAGCTATGCAAACGGTCTGAAGCGTTTGAAATATCCCCTGTATCGCCTACATCTGCTTCTGAAACGTCGCGATCAAAGAAGCCCACACTAACGCTGACATCCTTTTTGACATCGTCTCGAGCATGTTTAGGAATTCGTACACTCAGAATCATCCCTCGCTTATCGCCATCAGACGCAAGGTCTTGTGGTTGTACGGTGCAGGTATGATCCGACTCTACCGAAACCACTCGACAAAGTAGATGGACGTGTGTCTCACGCTTTACTTTTCGTGCGAAGAAACGAAAAAATTTTAGTTCTGGTCTTTTGTTTGCCATTACTTCAGCACCCCCGTTGTTAGGAAGGACGACCCATCATAAGTGTGTTCCCCGTTATCGACGACCATCGTACGATTCAGATTGCGGCTTTTGACCTTGATCACCGCATCAGTTGTTATTCGATGCTGCAGTAGACAACTAAAGCTCCAAGATTCACCATCGTCATCTTCACTGTAGGCAGGCTCATCAGTGAGTCCGGTTTCGTTTGAAAGCAAGAATTCAGCAGGCTTGGTTGCCGTACTATTCTTCTTGGCCCCTCCGGCCTTCTTCAGCGCCCTCTCCGCCTTGGTCAACAACTTCTTAGCATTAATCCAATCATCTTTAGCATCCTTAACTTCTTTGGTACGCTTGGTATAGGATTCAACTGCATTCTTATGAGACTTCAAACTTCCAACCTCACTGATACGCTTTTGCCAGTGCGCGATTGCTTTTTTGGCCGCCTCTTTACCACTCTTAGTCTTAGCCTTCTTCAGCCGTCCCTGAGCGGCAGACAAATTTTTCTTGTAAAGCTCTCGGTCCTTAGAGATTGTAGCTGTCGTAGACGACCGATACTTAGCTGCCGTCCCCTGCTGTTTCAACTTGGTCAGATAGTGGTTATGAGCCGACCGGACTGCAGTACGCCGTGTCCGTACAATCTTTTGCAGATCACTGGCACTGGTGTCATAGACCACGCAGTATTTTCCACGCACGATTCGGAGAACCGAACCACACTTCTTAGCGATAGACTCAATCAATTCCAACGGTTGACCATCAGCTGTATAGCCCTTTTTAAATTTCTTTGGAATTTGTAGCTTGATGGATTTCAGCGGAATACCTGACTTTTTGGCAATCGCCTTGATAACTTGTTCAGCGTCCGACTGTCGCTTAAAGGTGATTGAAACATCTTTCTTCTTTGAGTAATCGGCACCCTGAATGAAGGTAAAGCTGAACTGCGAGTCAACACCGGACCATAGCAGAGGCGGAATTTTGTTGATGTTACCCTCCGTCAGAACTCCAACATCACCTTTATATCCTGCGTAAAGTGTGACGTGCTCTCCTTTTTTAAAAAGAGCCCGTGTCTTCTTAGATAGGTTCATGATGGTCACTGTCGCAACATCTGGTGTGGGCTCGCTAGAAAATGGCACACTAAACTGAATCTCTAGTAAGTGATTCAGCCGATTGAGATTTTCAAGCGTCACTTTTTCCTTACCTGTATCCAGAACCAACTTGACTCGCCGATCCACTTGATACTTAGCTGCCATCATCATCGCCCCCATCTTCGCCAATTCCAACATAGTCATCGCTACTAAGATCATCTGTTGGGTCAATATCATCGATCATCAAGAACACTGTCCGCCCAAAAGTCTCAGCATTGACGGCTGTGGCTTGTCCGGACTCATCCATTGGTACCAAGTCAACCGCTGGCAGTCGGTCATCATTGACATAGGCCCATAGTTGGTGATTCAGCACTAGTTTTTCACCTAAGATGATTGAGTTGAGGTCCTCGTCGTATAAATCGACCGTAAAAAAATCACCAACAGCATTGTAGGACACTCCAAAGTTGAAGGTGATATCTGCTAATTCAATTTCAAAAATCTCCGGTAAATCATCAACATCTATCGGAATGTAGTCGCGTTGTGACATCACCACTCACCTCACTTAACCCTAACCCGGACGCCAATTGGTATCTTGCGATCCGGATACTTGTTCCACTTACGCAGCGTTGCAATTGACGTCCCAAAGCTTTGATGGAAGCCCCAGTAAGTATCACCGGCCTTAGTCTTGCGATAAGTGCCCTTAGTCTGAGCAGACTTGGTGCTACCAATAGGTTTCTTATTGCCGTTACTTTTTTTACCCTTCTTTTTGATTCGGGAAGTCTTAGCAAAATGTACAAACTTCAAGGACATGGTTGCCTCAATGGTCGAAGCATACTTTTCACCATGCCGGGTTAAATCCTCAATTTGAAGATGTTTGTAGTAGACAACGGCACCCTTAAAAACCACTTGTGTGCCATCGAACCGCCATTTATTCAACTTAGCCCAAACCTTATTGGCCTTGGCCATCGTATCTTCTTGAATCAAGATTGAAAGGGTAATTGTCTTACTTGTTGGCCGCGAATGATCAGTGATAGGTTCGCCCTTCTCAATCGCATACTGAGTTACCTCTGAAGCAGAATCATCATCCTCAGTCTTAGCGTGAATGCCGATTCGTTGAGACACTTTATTCTTTCCGTATTCGTGCATATATGCACCAAAAAACTCGGAAGTCCCATCCCGAGTTCGCTTGTATACTGGTTTTACCATTACGCTCCTCCTAACAGGTCTTGTAACTGCTCAAAGCTTTCACCCATCGCTTCCTTGACCCACTTCATAACTTGTTGCTTCGTGACATTTCCACTGGCGTCACCAGTGATATTGACATTGATCGTTGGGTGAAAATCAATCTTGGGTTTACTACTGTGTCGTGAGTTTGAAGGCATTGGTTGGTTCGCAATCTGCTTCGATTTCTCGTGTGGATAAATGGTCCCAGCTGAGTCTGGCTTGAAAAGCTCAGGCCCCTTCTCGCCGACGATTGACCATTCGCCAACCTTTGGACGTCCGCCTTTGGCATAGCCTCTTGCGGCGACACGAGAAAACATTGAGGATCCACGACCATATCTCCGTGCAGCATAGCGAATCCCTGCAAGCAGATCATCATACCCATTAAAGATATCATCGTGTCCTTTAAATTTGGCCCCGTTAAAGGTCATTCGCTTAGTTTGGACAAGTCCTAAGGCTGGCCCTGAACCATCACCGTCTGGGTCTCTTCCAGGCTGCTTAGCTTTAGGGTTACCACCAGATTCACGTTTGATAACCTGCAACCAAGCTGAAATTTGAGAATCGCTAGCAGAAAAATGATTAGCCTTTAGAGCCTTAACAACCGCAGACTTCCAGCGACCAACGCCAGCTCCTCCGGGGTTTCCCATTGAACCGCCAGCCGAGTCATTTTGAAGGTTCTTAGAAATCCAGGCTAACGCTGACTTCCCAATCTCACGTTTGAAAAGTTTTTCGATGCCAGTATCCTTGGACTTACTCTTAGCCACGCCACTGCTGGAACCATGCATCTTGGTGACGTCGTACCAACCGTTATGTGAAAATCCACCATGACTCCAGACAGATCCTTTAGAAACACCGATGTGAACATGGGGTGGTGTGCCAACATTATTGTGACCTAAAGTCGCAACCGTTTGACCAGTTCTAATGGTGTCACCAACGCTAACCTTAGCATTTTTCGCCATCCCATATTCCTGATATATTTCTTCGTATCCGTCATCTGATTTAACAACAATTGAATGTCCAACTGCTCCCCAACCAGAAGGTGGATAGCCAACACGGATAACTCGACCACCATGAACGGCATGAATTGCTGATCCAACCGCCCCAGAAAAGTCATTCCCATCATGTAATCCTTTACCACGACTAGAATTAAACCCATCAGTCTTGGCAAGCCCTGGACTGTGTGCCCAGTTACCACCGGCACCATCACCGCTAATCGCATTGTTGATGACGTTCCAACCAGCCTTGTACCATGTAGGGCCAACAGAATCGGTAGCTCCCTTAGCAGTCGTGGTCAATCCACGCTGTAGGTCTGACCCCTTAGGATTAGCTGTCTTGTCATCAAAGTCACGTTTCCAAGCAGCATCTGGGTTCTTATGATTCTTAGAAGCTAGACTGATCAGCTTGTCATCAGACGCGCCAGTCCCTTTCTTGAAGTGTGGTAAGTATGGTTTGGCCTTCTCAACCTGTGATCCATTGAAGACTTCATCACCCTTTTTCAGGGGCGTAATGACATCCTTACCAATAGGCTTCAAAAGTTGACTGCCACGGGCCACTAGTTCTTGTCGAGGGCCACTTGTTGCGTCGTTAAGGACAGCCAATTGATCACTAGCGATTGGACCCTTAGACCCAGTTGCATAGTGAATTGGCTTCAAAACAGACTTGTTCCCACCAAACTGAGCCAGTGTGGTATCGATACTGCTGATACCGGAATTCATCGATGAAATTGCACCGGCCATCCCGTCATGGGCTTGACCTTTTAGCTTGCCAAAAATGGACCCAAAATCGCTAACTAGGTCCGTTGCGACGCTGTTAAACTGCTTGTGCATTGACTTCAGTGAGGCAACCGTATCATCTTTGACGTCGTCAAACTTCTTGACCGCCTGCTTATGCAGTTTCGTGGTCTCAGATTCCGCATCAGTGCGAGTATCATGCCACAATGAGGCGTTCTTCTTGTTGAGCTGTTTCAGCGATGAAGCAGACTTCTTAGACATATCACCATAGTTCTTGGTGACTGATTTCGACATCTTTTTGGATTCCGAAATTGAGTCTTTAGAGGTCTTCTTGCTCAGCCCTGGCATAGCGGCTCCGCTACCAGCAGCAAAGCTAGTTAACTGGGTCGTGCCAGCAGCAAAGTTAGGGAGTCGTTGTCCAAAGGAACCTCGCACCATCTTAGTAACATCTGCGTGGTTGTAGATACGATCACCTGACCGTACCTGTAGAAGTTGCGCACCCTTAGCACCCACAACACTGAATTGCTTCCCGCGTTGTAAGACCTCGGAGCCATTTTCCCCAACCATTGCCATACCGGTCTTACGGATTGATCCACCAACAGCAAAGCCGGTATTAAGCTTAGGCGCAGTACGGAAAGTAGCCTTAGACTTGGTAGCTGCCGGATGTTTCTTCCCGGCATCCATATTTCTAAGTGTCTTATTCTGTGCTGCTGCACCTTTGGCGGTACTCTTACTTACCTTGTCAATCTCATTGGATGTTAGATGGTCCATATCAGGCCATTTAATTCCCGTGAGAATTGAATTAATACTGTCCACCATTGACTGAAATAGCCCAACAGCCTGTCCGGTCTCTTGGTCAACTTGTTTCAAGTGCCCTTTGGTCTGAGCACGTGCTTCGCGAACGACCTTCTCGTGCTCATCCTGTGCGGCAGCAACAGTCTTATCACGACGATCTTTGGCAGCACCAACTGATTTGTCACGTGTTTTTTCGGCCTTTTCCTTGATAGCCTCATACTGCTTCTTAGATAAGGTCCCAGTGACATATCGTTCATGATCGGCCGCCGACATAACGGCTTTGTACTTCTTTTCTGCTGCCGACTTAGACTTGGTATAGGTGGTGTTAGCATTTTTGATCGTACTTCGCATGGCTTTGTACGAAGATTTAACTACTGCTGCACCCTGCTTAGCAGACAGTTTTTTGGTACTGTCGCTGAGCTTACCCAGAATAACCTTCTGCTTAGCACTGCCTTGTGACATCAGCGTAGCAATTTTAGCATTAGCGTTGGCAACAGCCTTTTGACGTCCCTTGCCGCCATTAGCCTCGACTTTCGTAACTGCTGAAATGGCTTTCTTTGCGGAGCTTTCTCGCTTGGAATACGTCTTTTGCTCATGATCCAGAATTGACTTCTCTTGCTTCTTAGTAAGAGAACCATTCTTGACTAAGACATCTAGACTTTGTTTCGACTCCTTGATCCGCGTATCACCATAATTGGTAACCTGCTTTTTCAGACCGTTATAAGTTTTAGCATTCTCAGATAGCAGTGACTTAGAAACGGACTTGCTGTTCGTATCCGTCGCACGAATTAACCGGCCTTCACCTTCATTGAACGTCTTACCAACATCAGATATGGCTTTCTTAGCGTATTTTGGAAATGCCTTATATGGATTCTTAGCAGACTTCTTACTAGACTTGCTACCAGCTGGTTTCTGAGTCGTGTTGGCCCACTTCCAGGCTGATCCTAGCTTGTTGCCAATCCATTCGTCAGTGCCAATACCGCCAAGAAACTGCTTTTTTGTATCCTTACTAATTCCTTGTCCTCTGGTCGCCTCGGATATGCCCTTTGATTGCCCAGAGATAGCTGTAGGCAGGTTATGCGCAATAACACTAATACCAGCGGTTAATAAACTGCCTTTAACTAAGCCACCAGCGAGACTCTTACCCTTAGCGAGTAGTCCACCACCGGCAGAAGCTCCGGTTGTAGCGGCACTAGCCGCTCCTTCGGATTCTGCCAATGCTGTTGAGGACGCAGCTAATACATCTTGAGATACAGCCAATCCTTTAATGAGTTTGGCCGTCTTGATAGCCGCGCTGCCTAGCGTTGTGATAACACTAACAACTTTCGCTGCCGGTGCCAATGCAGCAACCGTTATGGCAGTCCACGTCAGCATGGTCTTTTGTGACTTATCGAGTTTGCCGAACTTCTCCAGCAAGCCCCCCATACCGATTGCCAGTTTAGTAATCGACGGAAGGACAGTTTGCGCAAAAGTGATAGCTAAACCTGAGGCTGCCTGTTTGAATTTGTTAATTTGGTTTTGAGCAGACTGCATGTTCTTGGCCGACAGCTTGCCGGTATAGTCATTCTTAGCTGAATCCTTGACCTTCTCGTTTAACTTGCCAAGCTGATCAGCATTCTCAGCTAAGATGGCCCCGGCTTGTTGCCCTGTTGCCCCAAACAGATTATGAAATACAGAAGCTTTTTCCGTTGCTCCTAGCTTGGCACTATGCTGTTGAATTAAGCTAAAAGTGTCAGCCATAGACTTCATATCGCCATTCTTCTTGGTAAAGTCCTTAGTGGACAAGCCAAGTTCGGCCATGGCCTTTTGAGCCGTCTTAGATGGTGATTGAAGACTAGTCAAAGTCTTACGTAATCCAGTACCAGCCTTATCCGCTTCTCAATTTGTTATCGTGAAGGCTCTTTATCCCCCACTTCTCATGATTTCCCATGAGTTCAGACTATATTTCCACCTGCAGCCGTGCTGTTTAGGTGCTCCGCCTTCGTGGATATTTCTCCATGCAAAAAGTCTCACCAAGTTGGTGAGACTCGTTTAGGTTAATCTATCTAGTCGTTACGCCTTCCTAAGGTTTCCCATTAGGCTTGGTTCGGGATTAACATATAGTAATGTTCATCAAGGTATTTTTTTACTAACGCTTTAATTTGCTTAAAAGAATAGCCTTTACTCTTGCAAGGTATAGCAACCAACTTAATTCGATGGGTTTTACAGTAATCTGCCTTTATTTTATCCCTTGTTTTATTAAGATCTAGCAGTGCTTCATCACCGCCAAAACCTACTGAATAATGTTGCAGCCCCTGAAATTCAATAGCACAATAAATATTATTTTCAGAACCTAATAACACAAAATCAAAAGGCAAGGGTAAGATGTAACGACAATCATCAAATTTATATTGTGATAGGTATTTAAAATGGTACTTTTTCAAATACTCTTCTACCGCACGTTCACCCCTGGAGCGCTTGCAATACGGGCACCGTTGAGACTGGCTCAAAAAATTATCTGGAGCCATATTAAATGTAGTTCCACAAACATTATGTCGTATTGCAATAGGCTCATGTGTATTCACGTACATACCTACAACTGAATACTCGTTACCAACCAACTTTTTCACATCTGATTTAAAATAATCAGTACTCTTTTTGGCTTTTCCAGAACACTTTGGACACCCAAAACCCATTGAATAAACAACAAATGGCTCTGTTGGCCATACATGCCCACAAACTTTACACTTCATTTTAGTTGGGATTTTTGATCCTTTGTATTCCCCAATCATTGAAATATTTCCATCAGAAGCATTTTGTATTCTCGTTCGAGCCATCTCAGGTGTGAGGTTAACGTGATGACGACAATTTTTACCTACTCGATGTTGAAATAAAATTCCAGGTCTACATTTCCACTCTAGACCACAAATTCGACATCTAATGAGTACTGGTGTTTCCTTGTTAATGTACTTACCCAAAAGTCCATACTGGTTATCCTGCATTTCATCTATTCTATTTTGCGCTTCTACTTGCGTTAATCTTCTTGGCATATGTCAAGAATACCATAAAATCATTATTATTTAGTCTTCCCCGAGTTAACGGAGTTTAATTACGCTGCCATTTCTAGCAGCGAGGCCAGTTTCCAAAGCCCATTATTGGATAAGATACCGATTGCACTGGCAGTTTCGGACAGACTTAATCCAGCTTGCTTAGCACTGACACCAGAATAACTAAGAGCGATCCCCATCGAATGGAAGTCCGTTGCCGTCAAATCAGCAGCGTATGCCATTTGATTAGTGACTGTCTTAGTGTTCTTGATCATGCCAGCAGTAGAGTTGGCCCGCATTCCGAAGGACTCTAAAGCTGCCGTTGAATCATGCACGACATCTGAGAAGCTATCCCCAGAAGCTACAGATGCCTTTAGCATGGACTTCATAGAACCAAGAGACTGTTCAGAGGTGTAACCACGCTTGGTCAGCTCTTGATACCCCTCAGCAATCGATTTCTGGGATTTACCGTACTGGATAGAGTATTTAGCCCCATCGGCCTGCATTTGCTTGGTGGCCCGTAGCGAGGTTCTAACGCCCTCACCACCGGTCGTTAACAGGTTATTGGTGACCTTGTACTCGTGTTGAAGTTCAATGGCCTTCTTAGCGCCATAGACAAACGCGGCACCAACGCCTAAGCTCAATGCCTTGGTTTTATCGTAAACACGATTAGCGGACTCAGAAGCTGACTTCATAGACTTCTGGGCTCGGTTAAAGCCGTTGAGTTTGGACGATGCATTGGCTATCTGTGTTCCAAGCTCATTGAGTCTAATTTTTTGATTCAGATAAGCCTTCGAAGTCTCACCCGATCGAATTTTAATGCGTTCTAGCTGCAAGGCTTCACGCTGGTACTGCGTCTGAAGGGACGCATATGTACCACGCAGAGATGTCAACTCTGCGCTACGGGCAGCATGTTGATGGCCTTGGGCCTTAAGCATGGTAGTGTAACTATTACCCTCTTTGGTAATGAGGTTAATTTGACGTTGGCTTGAGGCCAGCCGCTTTTCATAGTTTTCGGTATCCTGTCTGAGTTGTTTTAACTCAGTAGCCGATAACTTGGTTGAATTTCGGTACTTGTCCATGCTTTGAGAAGCAGACTGATAATCCCGCTGAGAAGATTTTAGAACCTTGTTAACCGCAGCCTGTGAATTGCCCAGCCGATCAACCGAACGTTGCGCCGACTTGAATCCTTGCGATGCCTTGGAAGCATACTCGTCTGTCATCTTCACCGACGCTTTCAACTCGTTAGTATTAATTTTCCAATCAATATCGATTGTCGTGTGCTTGATTGCCATACTTTTTCACCTCACTATTCTTCGGGATTCAATCCTTGCATCAACTCAAATTTTTTATCGGCTTGATAGTTAAACATTTCTAGTTCATCAAAGGTCGCCAACTCAACCTCTTCGCGCGTAGCAATCCCCATCTCAACTGGCCACTCATACTGCCAATTGTTCCGATAGGCAAGCTCCAATTGCATTCCTTTTCGATTACTTGCGCAGCCACTCGCCAAGAAACCGATCAGCTTCGTCCATGACCTTGCCATAACCATCATGTTCATCCCAGTAATCCCAATCCGTCTTAGGTTCCACAATTACCGTTTTCATAAGGCCTTCATTATACGTGGTATTATCAATAACTCCGTTCCCCATGCGCGCAAAGTCTACGAGGTTATGGGCCTTCTTTAAACCAGGGAAAAAGAACGTGTAGTCTTTGGGACCATCGTAATCATCGACCGTAATAGTTTCGGTCTTACCCATCCGCTTGAGTGGCATCCGTTCTACTTCATCACGTTTTTGCCGTGCCTTCGCTACCTCATTAGTTGCCTTAGTGTCTTGCGATACAGTTTTCTTTGCTACAGTCATTTGTAATCACCCTTTACATAAATTTTTGGTACAAAAAACGCTCAGGGAGTCGAACCCTAAGCGTCTAGTTTTATTCGTTCATTTCATCGTTGTAGTCAATGCACAAGATTACCCATGCTTTAACACCGGTCTTGGTCCCCGCACCAAATGATGGTACCTTTTGGATTTTGGCCTGATTCGAGTAAACCCGTTCGTGTGGCGTCGTAACACTCAACGTAAATTCTTTATGAGCATTAGCGAGAGCCATCAACTTAAGGTTTGCTGGTGAACCAGCAGACAAGTTAATCGTGATAGTTCCATGAATATCATTATTTGTACTAAAAACACCCCAGCCTTGAGCATCAACATCATAATCTTCAGAGTTGTTGGCTCGTTCGCCTGAAACCATGTCTCCGGGTTGATATCCGTACATTGGTTCACTATCAGCAATGACCTTAACGTCAGTCGCATCGTAATTCCATTTAGCCATTATTTATCACCCCTTTAGTATGGAAAATCGAGAGTACCGCCGACCTTCATGCCATGCACAGCATCGGCAGGCGTATAAGACCAGTGAATCCCGTTATATTGACGGTTCTTGATATCCTCAACAGACAGGTCGGCATACTTATCAGCCGTAACTGAATAGTCAGCTGCCTTAGTCGTGGCATCGTAGGCAATAATTCCGTTGGCATAGGCCGTAGAGAGAACCTTCTCAACAACTGCTTGAAGTTGAGCAAATCCAAGATCATCGAAAGTGATCTTATCTTGCGTGTTCAACAAGTCTTGGAGTGCTGACTCAATATTGACCTTGACCCAATCACTACCATGCAGAACATCGATCCAGTCTCCGGAAGCTGTCCAGCCATTAGAGCTAACGGCCTTAGTCCCCTTGACTACATAGCAAATACCATGAGCCGCCTCAATCGCTGCATACTCGGGATAAGATAAGTCGTCAGTTTCAACACCTACTAAATCGCCCTTGCCTTTCCACGTCACAGAGCCGACCGTCTGGTTAGCTACTCGACCTAAAAAGGCCACTGGAAAGTTATCCGTCGTGGCCTTATGAATGAGGTTAATGGTCCGCTTATTGGTGTAAGCCTTCGCTGCGTCCGGCGTGGTGAGCTCCGCAACTAAGAACTTAAAGTTCTGTTCTTCGATGTAGTTGCTAAGTTCCAGCTGATCTGCGCCATTGTCACCGATAACAACGGCAAAATGCCAAACGCTAAAGAAGTAAGCCGCAGCGGCCGCAGAAATTCCACCAGTTATTGCCTTCGTGTCAGCACCAGTTGTGGACGCTGTGTAGGTGATCACTTCAATCGTGGTCCCTGCATTCTGTTGTGCGTAGTATGCTGATGCCACCTTATAGATGTCAGTGCCTTCCGCGTAGTCAGCTGCTAAGGCGTCCAAGCTTGAATACACTTGGTCCTTCTGGGTATCACCTTTAATAAAAAGTCCCGGAACCCCTAAGCCAACAGGGATTACCGGGTGGTTGACATCGATCGTAACAGTGATGTCACCAATCTTCGTAGCTACAGTCATTTAGCTACCTCCTTAATTTGTATTGTCTAAGTTAATCTTATCGATGGTTGGAATATCTTCATGGAAGCCATCCACTACTCGAAGGTGTAAATCAAACCCAACGCGCCGTTCATAATTAACGGACTGAAAAACGCTTCGGTTGTCGAAAGAATCAACATCGGCAATGACGATATCGTGATCCGTTCGAAGTTTGCGACGCACGTTATCAGATTTGAGATTCTTAAAGAGCTTCATAGCGAGGTCTTGAGCCTTAATGCTGTTGTCACTACAGCAAGTCATTGAGACCGTCAAATCGAACATCTCGCCGTTATTCATTTGCTCCATGTCCTTGATGTAAGGCGTAGTGATCTTATAAGTGAAGAAAGGGTAAGCGCGTTGCGGCCCAGAAAAGTCCTGCTCAACTAAGTCACATCCCACAAGGTCTTTAACTTCGTCAATTAGAACGTCGGCTAGCCCTCCATACTCGAAAGAACCGTCAGTCATTGTTACTTACCCCCTTCATGTCGTACTCGTAAACATCAGAGTAATCCGCATAATCCCGCTCGTGGTCAACAACGTATTTTCGACCGGTCCGCTTATTTTCAACAATGGTTCCCTTAGGGGCCTCCATCGTTGAATACCAAACAGCATCGTAAGATTGCGTCTCTCCACCCGCGTTATGCTGAACCTCCATGCTGTACAGTGATGTCTTGGATGGCACCACCAGTGGCTCACTGACCTCAACTGGTGGCGTCTCAGAGTCCTTAACCCAAGTTCCATGCTCTAAGTGACCACCCTCGCCATTGGCAGGTAGATACACTAGCAGCGGGATTCCAAATTCCACTAGCATGTCGGCAAACTCTTCATACATCAGACGTTCACCACCTTATATCTCACAGCATCAATAAGATGACCTGTATCTTCCAGTGGTGAGCTAGAACCTTTACGAGCAATAGTTATGGGAGAATTGGCAGGTGATTCAATGGAACGTATTTTTTGCACGATACTCCGTTGAATGCGATTACCTAAAGATTCCATGATTTTTCTAGCTGTAATACCGCTATCACCCATCCCCAGCTCGATAACTTGATCGACAAGATACTCAACCCAGTCATCAACATTTTCGTCAAAGGTGGATCGAATAAAGGATCGCTCTGGTATATGAACCTTCTTCACCAGATAGAACATCGGGATAAGCCCGCCCTTACCATCACTGACAGCAAGAATGTTTTTGTCCTTTGGTCGAAAAAGGCCATCAATATCCCGGGCCTTAGCTCCCTTGGGCGCATTCTCGGTGGGAATCGTCAACCATTTGCCATTCCTCGGTTCAATATCAGCGCCATACTCGTTGGCGGACGCAATCATTTGCATAAACGACCCGTCCTCACCAAATATCCCAACCTGCAACTGTAGATGACTTAGCTCCGCCATCTCCCGTTCGACATCTGGGATTCTGTCAAAATCTTCCATCAAATCACCACAATTCTGAGGGAGCCACCATCACCGAACTGGCTCAACAAGTAGTTGTACCGGTCGGCCCAAGCATTGAGACCCTTGAAATATTGCTTCTTCAAATCCCCAACTTGCTTCAGAGAAACACGATCATCCTCACGACTGATCAGACTCGCTGCTAGATAACGGCATGCTTGCTCTTGATACTGTGTGGGGAAACCCCGGCTCTGAACTTCAGTCCAAGCATCATCAATTGCAAGTTGGATAGTATCGTCACTGACCTTCGTCAAGTCCGACCGAATCAGCCGAACGTTCTGGATGGTGCTCTTATCCGCTTCATCCACTTAGACCACCTCTATTCGTCTTCCGGGGTCTTTAATTCAGCAATCCGAGCCTTCAACGTGTCCACCATCTTCTTACGACCGGCGCCGCGTTGTTCATCGGCTAACCACTTGGTCAGTGTCTCAACCGATACGGTGTCCGCAATCGCAGGCAGCGCTTGATCAAGGGTCATGTCAGTAACGCTTTGCACGTCCTTGCCACCTTTACCTTCAACAGCAGATAAGGTGCCCTTTTCAATTAAAAAAGCATTCAACTTGTTCGACTTGATAGCCGCGTTGAATGCTTCGGATTGCTTCTTGGTGAGTTGGTTAGAACCGGGGACCAGTTGCACCCCACCAACGTTGTGAATGAATTTACCCTTATTTTTAACTAACATGGCGTCCTCCTTAGATTCCTGACAGTTTAACGATGGCGTACGGCGTCTTGATTACCAGGCCACCGGTCCGTTCATCATAAGGCACAATCGTGTTAGGATAGTGCGCTTCTTGTGGGAACTGCGTGACGTCACGAGGGAGCAAGAAACCACCGGTTTGTGAAGTGGAATCAAAGATCATCGCACATTCTGAGTTATCCAACCCCTTACCAACTAAAGCAGAGGTTGTTTCGATGGAATTAAACCAGCCGGCGGCCTTGATGACTTCCAGAATGGTACGAGAGTCGTAGTCACTGTAGCGTGAGTTCAAGGACTCATACTGAGCTGGTGCTAAGACTAGCTTCAACCGTGCTTGATTGAACCCTGGAATTACAGTGATTAAGGACTTAGCCTTACGCAAAGTCTCTTGCATCTCTGCCCCAGTAGATTCTGAAAACTTCTTGTCAGCGTTCATTGCCTGAATACCTTCAAGGTTTGTCAGACCGGTGATACCAACCTTTGATTCCCCGTTGAAGATGATGTCATTTTCCTTTTCGGAGATTGCCCGGCGGACCGTTTCAGCTTTATCCGTTTGAAGCGGTTGTCCGGCCATTTGAGCGGCAAATACTTCCTGATACGTGAAGTGAATACCAGCGGCAATAGTGTAGATTGGCTGATAAGCTCGCTTAACGTCTTCATCGACCATCGGCAAGTCATCGGCCCCGTTGGCAATAACTTTCGCAGCACCGTGCCGGGTCATCAGGCTGTACCCGTAGGTCTCTGCCCCGGGATTTACCCCCGGAATTGTCGGAAACAGTGACCGACCAATCAATTCTTCTTGTGGTGCCTTAAGCACCGTCTTTTCCATCGCGATTAAGTCGCGATTTTCAATCATCGCTAATTCTTGTGGCATCTACTGTCGCCTCCTTATGGCAAGTTAATTTGAAGTTGGGCCGTTGAGCCCGCAGTGGCGTCGTCGGTAACAAACTTACCCGCCGTCTTAAACGTCCCCACAATCGTGTCAGCACCTGCAGCTGGCTTGAAGTTCCCAGTCGTTCCGTCAACAGCAGCTGGTTGACCTTCCGTAACATCGGCCGTGATGGCAACGTTGATTGTCCCCTTACGCAAAACAGGAACCATTTGCTTAGCCTTGTACTTAGACGTTTGTGGTGAATCATCCAAGTTATCGACGTAGTCCTTGGCTACTGCAACGCCATAGAACTTACCGTCACTGACGGTTGTAACAGCCCCCGAACTCATTTGAACGGCGGCCCCGGCAGCTACTACTCCTGCAGCAACCGCTGAGTCAATTTCTGTATGCCGAATGTCGGCAATCTTGCCCAACCCAATGTTGGGGTCCATGTACATTTGTGGTCGTGGAATTAATCCCATGAGTTATCCCTCCTTTACTTGTAGGCGTTGGCTCGGTCGCCTTTGAGCTTATCTACCGAGTCAGTTTCGTTTTGATTCCCACCTTGGCCACCCAACGTGTGAGTGAACCCTTTCTTATCTGCCAAGGAAACCGCAGAATCGTAGAATGCATTGATATAGTCGTCAGACTTATCCTTTTCATCAAAGGAATCATTGGTGGTCTTGATGGCAGCCACCTTAACTTCCCGGTCAGTCTTCCCCTTGAAGTCGAAGCTATCACCAACAAAACGAGCTGCGCTAGTCTGAAGTGCAAGCCGTGCGTCAATGCGCTTGTCTAAGGCGTCCTGGTCAAGTTGCTTATCTTGAGCATCCTTGAGTTGCGTCTTTAAGGCATCCCGTTCGCCCTTGAGTGAGTCGGCTTCCTTCTTAGAGCTTGCTGCTTCGTCATTCGCCCCATTCAGTTGCTTCTTTAGCTTTGCGAGTTCAGCCTCTTTAGCGGCCACTTGCTTCTTTAAGTCGTCGTGGGCATCTGCAACATGCTGGTCCACTTCGAATTGTTGGCTATCAATGATTAAATTCGCCATGTGTTTTCCTCCTGTTTTCGTGTTGTTATCACCCATAACAAAAGCCGCACTGTCATGGATTGAGATTCCATGACCTGCGCGGCCCCTATCTACGATAGCAATGTGATTAATCTTGATATTGCGCTGAGCAGCGTCATACTGGGCTCCGCCGTACTCTCCGGACTCCGTGGGAACATCGGCATTGAATCCGATTGAAAGCTCCCGCTTACCCGACTTAACTTGGGCAATCATGTCTGGGTCCGTAATGGTCGCCCCAACTACCAGCTTATTGTCCTCAACGTGGGCGTCACTGTCGGTCATCCCTACAGATAATGTCTTGAAGTTCCGCACATCGACACCCACGTTTGGGTGGTCATTAGTCAATGGCTTGTTGTTGGCAGATTCGATGGTCTCCTTAGAAAATACCTCATCCGGAAGCTTTGCCACTTGGGAGACACTTCCACCATTACGCATATACGGGAAGACTCCGGGACGCGTAATCGGAAACTCCCCGTGTAAGTAACCCTCAGGCGTCTCAACATACTTGCCAAGCTCAGCACGATCATAAAATTTCATGCAATCACCTCCTATGGCAATTGCAGAACCTTACCGGGCTTAACCGAGTAGTTCTTCAAGCCATTAATCTTTACAAGTGTGTCCAGTGAAATACCAGCATCAGTGGCAACCCGCCATAGCTTGTCGCCTTCTTTTAAGGTCACAGTCTTGGCCGTACCCTTAGGCTTAGTTGCTGGCGCTGCTGGTGTCGTACTCGAAGCATACATGCTAGTAACATTTTTAGAGCTAGGTGCTGCAGAACTTGGCGTACTTGCGGTACTAGATGAATTTGTATCTGCCATACTTTCACCTCCCTTCGTTTCGTTACTCTTCTGAGTCATCAAATTCGTCATCAAAAACAGGATCACCAGTACAACGGCACCCATAATCTTCTCCGGGTAGTAAGTCAGCCGTGTCGTAGTTGTAGATAATACCTTCACGTGCCACATGACTGGCACGCTCACGCTCATCCATCATTCCACGCCATTGAAAGTGATTAATTCCAGCTGCTTGGTGCCTAGTACGGGTCATCTGACTGTAGATGGTCCCAGACTGGTCCCGGGCAATGAAAGCGGCGCGATTTCGGCTCATCTTGCCTTGATGGCGGATTGCTCCCGCCATCTCACCGTAGGACTGTCCCTTTGTGACGCCACGGTAGATAATCTGCTCAATCTTCGTCGCATAATCATCGCGGATACCCTTGATGTAACTGACATTTTCGGCAATCTTGCCTTTAATGTAACCATCGAGCTGTGCATCCCCTGCGACCGGATTAATCGCCAAGATTACCGGCTTACCAGTAGAAAGCAATGCCGAATGTTTCACTAGCTCGTGAGCTTGAATCTGTGAGGATACGTTGGCACGATTGCTAGTATTGATAGCTGACATAAACCGTTCAACCATTTGCTTCGCATCAGTATCTGTAAAAGAACCAAGAATCAGCTCCTTTAACCGTCCAATTAGAGACTCAATCCAGTCGATCATGTCGTCGTTGTAAAGCGAGTCATTGACGGTTCCCCGGTTGATTACCGGCTTAACCTCCGACTTAAGCAATAGTAGCGTGACATTCTCAGCTCGCATTACAGCCTGTCCAGCCGTATGTGCGTATGATTTCTCAATTCTCAGTGGATAACGCGTGTGTGGCACTCTCATGGCTAATCACCGCCATGTTCTTTGCGGTAAGCCTCAACTACTGCCCGGCGCTCGTCGTCACTCATACTGTCCATGTCAACTGAACCATCCGGATCCATGCCTCCAGAACCAAAGCGCGCTTCTCTTACCTCTTCAGGCCCTTGTACGCCATTCTGGATATAAATCTGGTCGGCCTGAGCGTTTGCTAAGCGAATCTGCGAATCGGTTTGCGAATCAACCGACCACAGCGGGTTAAATTCGATAGACCAGTTAACGGTGTCGGGATCCAGCGGGCCACCACACTCATCACTTGCCCGCATGAGCAATTTGAGTAGGTATTCCAACTGGGGTCGCATCTTGTTCTCTTGGTCCGAAGCAATGCGCGAGTAATAGTTCATCACATCATACTGTGCCCCGGTCAGTGTCCCGGCCTCTTGGCCTTTAAGAACCGACTTAGGCATGCGGGCCGCCCCACTAAGATATTCCCACAAGAAATCCAGCAGGCTATCGATACCACCAACATTGGTTGACTCCTTGGTCAACTCGTCCTTGTCGCTGATCAACGCTGTGGATTCAGTTCTAAACTTCGACGAAGCAGCTGCTCCGACCTGCAAAAGCTTATCGGGACTCGTGTCGTCAACCGATGGGGACTTGAAGACTTTGAAAACATAGTCGTAAAGAATCTCACCGACCGAGTAGAGCCCTGTATCCATCGTCATTAAGATGTCGTAAATGGTCTCCAATAGTGAGACGCCTTCCGTCTCATCTTCGAACCGCAGTTCTTGTTGGCGAAGCAAACGTGACTTATCTACCTGCTGTGTTCCATAATAATTTGATCCTTGCACGTCAGCGGTTCCGTTGTTGATCTGATAACTTAGAGCTTGACCGTAAGTTGGTGAGAAGACGTCATCATCGAACTTGGTCTCGTTGACCTTCTTGGAGCTAAACGCCGTAATAAATGGGATTCGCAACAGTCTGTCTGGGTTCAAAGGGTCCTCAAGTCCATAATTCCAGCTCTCGGTCGTACTGATAGCAATATACCCCGCTCGGTAAAGCCGTGAGTATCGGTAAAGGTCCTTGAATCGCTTCTGAGCATTCAATTCATTTAATCGTGCCTCATACTTAGCTGCTAGGGCATTATCGTCCATCTTTATATGCCAGCCATTACGGGTCATATCCTCAGCGGGAATGTCCACAATGTTGCGGGCCATCGAATTACCCCGATAAAGTTGCTCCAACTCGTAGTCACCCAAATGGTGTCCCATCCCCGGCCGCTGCATGCGGAAGGGGTCTGGGTGTCGTGTTCCTGCCGTTGGGGCCTGCTTGGTCTGCATAAAGTCCATAATCAACGGGTTACCATCAAGTCCCACAATATCTTTGCTCATTCACTCACCTCCTTGCTTATACAACGCCGAAGCGCTTCTCTAATGATTCGTACTGCAGAATGTACTTCTCTAGGCCGTACCGTAACGCATCGATGAAGTGATTATTGGCATCGATTGGCTTATTCAACCAGTTACCATCCTTATCACGATCAAAGACGTACGTATTAAATTCCTCAATGGCATGGATACAGCTCGGTAGGATATGGATTCGGTAGCCTTGCAGAAAGTTTATCCCGTAGTCAATTGAATCCGGGCCTTTGATTGAAGCGTGCATTCGCCGCACGCCCTTGGCTTGAAGTTCATCTATTAGCCGTGGTTCAGCACAATCAGCCCCAATATCCGACTTCAAGTAGCGGTTATCGTCAAGCCAATCAAAAATGTCTTGCGTCGTCATGGCCTTCTGATAGAGTTCCTTAAAAATCCAAATATCTTTAGTATCACGATTAATGGCAGCCTCAGCAAAGGTCGTCGGATCATGAGTGAAGCCAAAATCCATGCCATGGCCTACACCATCAGACGCGGCTACCACCTTGTTAACGTCAAAGTCCTCGACGACCCAGTTCTCAAAGACCAGACCCTCAGCAACGCCCCAGTTGCCATCACAGACAATTTGGGCCCGTCTGGGGTTGGTTCGGTACAAGTCTAGGTATCTTTGCCTATCTTGCTTATCAAGCCACTCGTTGACTCTGAACGTGGTTGTACGAGCAAACACATCTGGCTTACGTGTCTCTGGGTCGAAGAACATTGGTTTTAGCCAGTGCCGTTCCGACCATGGGTTAAAAGTCAGCGTAATCTGCTTGAAGAACTCCTTTTTCCACTTCTCCTGCTTAACGGCTTCATCGGCAGGTACATACTGGTGATCAGCGTAAGGATCATCTAAGCTACCACGAATTGATTCAACAACGGTTTCAAACTTATCCGAGTTCTCAATCTCATAAGCTTCTTCACAGTAATGTTACGAGCCTACCGTTTCCGTAGGCCCTCTCAATGTTTCCATTAAGTTCAGACTATATATTTACCGCCTTTTTAGGCAATACTCCCTCTTTCAACCACACTTGTGGCTTACTCTAATAATCGTATTAAAAAAGCGAGCATTTCAGCCCGCTATACGCTTTCGATAGTCGTTACACGTTATTATTACTTAACGTCTTTATATCCCGTACCACGAACCACACGTCCAATAGCGGCGTTCGTGATTCCATACTTTTTTCCTAATGCTACGGTTCCATGGGTACGACTATATGGCACATATTCAGAGCGAATAGTCATTACCTGTTCTGCAGTTAGCTTAGCATTACCATTTTTTGTTCCAGTTACTGGCTTTTTTAGCCCGTGTAAATATGCATGTTTCATATTCTCACTTCTAGTAACCCATTCTAGGTTACAAACCGCATTATTTAGCTTATTACCGTCAATGTGGTTTATACTACTTTTGCCTTTAGGATTTGGAATAAAAACAGTTGCAACCAATTTATTAACACGGTATTCATGTTGCTTCCCGAAATCATCTCTAATAGGTACCCTAGCATAACCATCATGTGTAAGCCGTTTTGTCGTATTCAGCACTCTCCCTGGATAATGATGCTTCCTACGCATACGATCCAACGACTTAATTCTACCCAGGTTACTTACTTGGTACTTTTTTTCAAATCCCGGAATGTCTTTCCATATTTCCATTAGGTACACTTCCTACTCTGGAGGTTCGTATACTTAATTATACCATGCTAATTTATTTAAGTAATAATCTTCGCTCGGGATTGTCCTCAGCTAATACTGTTAGGAGTTTCCCCGAATTAAAGGAGTTTTCCGTGGCCTAAAGTTAAACCACGCCCAGCAGAGAATACCTGTATCCACATCAACAGAAGTGACCTTCAAGGGGTCATCTAGCCCCCGGAAGATAATCTTCTGACCAGTAGGCAGATAGACGATTTCTGGTTTCCCTTCATTACATTTAAAAAGACGGCTAACCCCTAATCGGTTAATCGCCCACTTAAGAACTGTATAGGTACTATCGTGATTAGTGTTGGAGTATCGACGGACAACTAAAAGGTTGCTCCATGGGTACTTCATTAACCGGTAGATAAAGTTCAGTGCGGTCGTCCGTGACTTTTTGGAACCACGCGACCCTTTGACAACCCGGTAAAAATGCCTGTCGTGCCAGAATTCGTTGTACCCCTTGCCAATGAGGTACTTAATCTGTATTCTTGGCGGCTTGGTTGTCATTACCATCGGCATTCCCTCCAATCTCTTCATCATCTTCCGGTACGTCATCAACGAATGTCGGCAGTGGTAGGTTATCGCGGTCGCTGTCACGCTTAAGCTGGGCAACTTCTGCTTTAGCCTTGTCGACTTGGGCCTCCATCAACGTGATACGCTTGCGCCGGATATCATTTTCATCAGCAATCGCTACGAACTGCTTGATCAAGTTTCCTAACGTACCCATCGCTCGGGACTGTGCCGCCATAAAAGTAGCCTGTTTGTCCCATGCATACTGCACGTCGTAAGTTGTCCCCATACCTGAACCAGAAATCTCATCGCTTAGATCATTGTGATCGTTAACGTACATAATCTGCTGTGCCCTGATAATTGCCGTGTACTGCAGCGTGATGTTTTGCCAGATAATATCTGCCGGCGATTGTTGCTCCACAACCTGCAGAATATCGCTGGTTTCATCGGGAAGCCACTTAGCGAATAGGCCATGAGTTACCGCATTATGATTGTGCGGTGGCGCCCCACCATGGTTGCCAACTGCATTATGATTATCGTGGAGTGAATCGTAACGCTCCGTTTGAATCGGAGCGCTACGTTTAGTGTCCCCATCCCAATGATCCGTTGATTTCCACTTGCGAATCGTTGAAGCAGACACACCCAGCTCTCTGGCGATATCTTTAAGCGGCTCCTGTTTTCCGGATTCCAGCCAAATCGATTTAGCCTTGTCCCGGTCTGGATTTCTTCGTCTTGACAACCGTGCTCACCACCTCCCCACATCCGTGTTGTTTTGTAATTGCTGCTAAATACCGAGACTAATCAACCAACGTGTCCCGAATAAATTTTTCAGCAAACAAATTTTTCCGTTGTTTTTCGGTCAGTTCATTTGTTGGCGTCGGACTTAGTTGGGCATAAAAATCACCATGGACATTCCTTTCCATCCCTGTGACGTAACAGGGAGAGCCTTCATACTCTATTTCTTGGCTATACGAATAAGCCCATGAAAATTGAGCTGCGTTTTCTGGACTAAGTTTAACCGTGATGCTCATTGCTCTCATCCTTTGCTTTTGTGAGTTCGCCTACAGAAAAAGCACCACTCTTTTGCGAGTGATGCTTTGCGTACTGCTCTCTAAACCATGAGTCTAAATCGCGTTCAATTTTATGGCCCGTTTTAGACGCATATGAGCCATTTTGCCAGTACATGGGTGTTTGTTTGTGTTTTACCATAGGCAGGCCAACCACCCTATCAGAATACCCACAGCAAGCGCCGTAAGTCCCACAACCAAATTCTTAACACTTCGCTGCCACATTTGGCATCCCTCCTTACTGCTAAACTTGTGCCTAACCACCAAATTTATGTAGCAAAAAGGCCCAACCGTTCAAGCTGAACCTTCTACGAAGCCACCTAATCGATGCAGGCGGTGCACATACTGCACCCTGCACCAGTTGCAGATTGCTCAACATTTAATATCTTCAATGTAATCATCAGCAACTTTATGCTTTTTCCCGTAAGTTCATTACGTATGACCTCGCCTCTATGTCTTATTCTTAATAAACAATACTGTACGTAAGAGGGACTAAGTTTAATTCCACATCTTATCGAAAAATTTCTCCTGATCTGAGGAGAGTGAAACAGTTTTCAATTCAAAGGAAGCGCTACTTTTTCTATCATCACATACTTTTAAGTGTATCGTAGAATTACGATTTATAGTATTTTGGGCAGTCCCAACGCTCATTAATTCTATTATACACATGCCTTTTGCATGTATTGGATACCATAAAGTAGCAGATTCATTCAGTAAATCACAATCACTTTCAATTTTGACAACGCCTTCGCCCTTAGACGCATTATAAACTTCAGCCCATATTTTGCCATTTTTTTTATATGAATTGGCTGTCAATCGTAGCTTTGGGTTTCGCACAGCAAGATGCAACGACACTACGCCTAAAAAGAAAGATGATAACCCAAACACCCAATTAGACCAACTGCCAATCTCTAATCCCATAAACGTCATTTTATTACCTCCGCCACGTTTTATTAATATTATGCTCGTTTACAGACCTAGTGACAAGACCATTTTTCCTCCATACTGTAATACGTGGTTTAACTGGCTGTTGTGGATTTTTACGTTTCCACTGTCCATCTTTAAGCTGACGTTCCAACTCGCCCAAGCAACGTGCCTCTGTGCAGCTGACTAGGCCAAATTTTGTGTTTACCATCTGGCCCATGCCGGCCACCTCCTACTGTAATAGTGATATAATTTAGTTGTATAAATTATTAATAAAGGGGCAAATGGTTATGTATAAAAATATCCTTGTACCTGTAGATGGTTCAGAAAACTCTCAGCGTGCTTTGAAACATGCAATTGAATTGGCAAAGTTAAGCGGTAGTAAACTCATCCTAGCGCATGTTATCGACATGAATGGTGTCTTCAACTATCCACAAGCTACCACATCTAGTGCAGTTAAAGATCTGGTTTCTAACTTTCAAAAACAAAGTAGCATTATTTTAAATCACGCCAAGAATCAAGCAACGGATCTAGGCATTGATGCAACGACCATTCAAGCTTCGGGATCTGTTAAGGAACAAATTGCCACAACAATTCCTAACGAATATGATATTGATTTAATTGTCATTGGTAAAACAGGACGCGATGCTCTTTCACGTCTAGTCTTAGGTTCTACAACTGCCTACGTTGTACGTAAGGCTAAAGCCAATGTAACTGTCGTAAACATGGATGATTAAGTACCCAAAGACTGGCTTTTGCTAGTCTTTTTATTTTGGGCAAAATAAAAACCGAGTTATTTTAAAAACTCGGTCAACTATAATTAGTTTCAAACAACACATAGAATATATAAAGGCTCTCACTAACACCAGCAGACAAAAGAGCAAATATTAGTGAAAGATTTAAAACACTATACCACGAAGAACTTTCCGAACACCAAATCACTATCGCCAAAAGTGAAAATACGGAGGTCGCAAAATATAAAAAAGTAACCACCAAAATACGTTCCAAGAACTTTTTATCGGTTCCAAGTTTATGCAATATTCCCTTTCCCAGCCTTGGAACAAATACTAAAGCAGCCATAAATATTGCCGTAGTCAAGCTAGAAAAGGAAAGAATGTTTGAAATAGAATCGATATAATTAGGCAAACTACTAGGTGATACACCTAACTTTAAAGTTACAAACATGACAATAAAAAAAACAATTACTGAGAATTTATTTCTCTTTATTCTCGCCTTCATCATTTATCTCATACACCTTCAATGACAACTTATTTTCAATAAAATCGAGCTTATTGGTATATGCTACGTCTAAATAATCAAAATTATCTTTTATTGTGAGTCCCTTTCCGCTATTAAAACCTATTTTTCCAGAGTACGTTAGTTTGTTTTTTAGTAAATCATAAACAACCTCGTGTCCATCTTTTATACCCTCAAGCCTTATTTTTTCTACTTTATCAAATTGTCCTTTAGCAGAATTCCCCTTACCAATAATTTCTAAGAGCTTTGCTGTAACATTTTTCTTATGCAAACTACCTGTAGCATTAAATGTAACTTCATATTCATCAGCTGAAAATTCATTTGCAATCTTGACATCCCCCATCTCGGAGCGTGCATCGTCTCTTTTTCTCTCTACGCCTTCAGTTCTGGCTACTTTATAAGTGAGTTTATTTAAATTAGTCATGTCTTTTACATCATTTATGGTTTTTTCGTCAGGAATAAATGCTAAACGCACGCCTTTTGCATCGAAAAGTTGAGCCATGAACTTTGTTAGCGCCCATACGTTTACCCCACCAATCGTACGTCCCATTGCGATAACACTATAAAAAGGATCAATAAAAAATTGGCTATCAAACAATGGACCAACTTTACTCATATCGGCATCTGACAGATCGATTACTTCAGCACGTTCATCTACTTGTTTTGAAAGATCACCATATTGCACTTGCTGACTAGAATCAACTCTAGCGATGTTTATTGCATAGCCATAATAGTCGGTAGTAACTTCACCAAAATCCAAGGGGCCACCTAAAACGAGTCGTTCAATTGCCGAAATATAGTAACTTCCTTCATCAAGATTCAATTCATTAATTTCATCATATTTGTGACTTTTAAATAATTTAAAAATATTATCCAGAGACTCTTTTAAGTCAAATTTATGTTTTCCCTGTTGCAACTCATAAAATGAAATCTTTTTTTGCTTATGTTTGTCAATTACTGCCATTACTACCATCTCCAAAATTATTTAGTCTGTCATCATTATTTAACAACAAAATTAGCGACCAATCAACTTTGTGAATGGCCGCCAGACAGATTAAATATTGGATATGGCAACATGTTATACGAACGCACGTTTTAAATCAAATATTTTGATTCCTCACACCCCTCATTTCAATCGTATGTAAATAAAGGATCCGCTCTACCACAGACGGCCCCTCGGACTAATTTCAAACTAACTGAGAGAAGTTTTCACCTCTTTTCAGATTAGTTTTTTTGACCCAATGTTAAGCAAGATTTGTTTAGGGCCAATGTGATTGGTGTGGAATCGAACCACACACGGATTCAAATTCAAACCGCCCTCTTCTGGCAGGCCAACGCCAGTTACAATCACACGATGGACGCTATATCCTTGGATGAACGGGAGAGTCCATCTCCTTTAAGTTATTGCGTCCAATGGACCATGTAGGACTCGAACCTACGACCGAACGGTTATGAGCCGTCTACTCTAACCAACTGAGTTAAAGGTCCAAAAGACCGGTTATGCAGGCCGGTCAATTTTATGAAGGAGTTTGGTGAGCTGAACATGCGTTTAAATGAAGGGGAGTCGCCTCCCAATTTGTAATGCTCGCCAATACGTGCAACGGGAGTCGAACCCGTATCTTATTTGCTCTGCCGTTGAGCTATGCACGTCCATTTCATCATTCGTTCATGTTACCAATTTACACCAAAAAATTGGATGGTGCCTGCTGCCCGACTGCACAAAAACTGCACTCAAACTGCATCAAAACTGCTTTTTTTAAAAATATGGAGATCATCCAGCATGTAGCAATCGGCAAACTGTAATAGTGCTTTGGGCTTCCAAACGTGGAAATAGCTGGACTCGGAAAATCCTAAGTCCATAAAGCACATAGTATCTGATAGTTCTTGTAGATATAGTTCATCTAGGATATTCTGGCAATCTTTATCACAGTGTTTAATTGCTTGGATTGTCCGTTTGACGACCTCTTCAGCATATAACCGCCGCACAATTCTTGAATCTGTCGCATTACCTGATGGCTGAGACTTTGGCATTCCATCATAGCTAGGTGATTTTAAGTCGCTCATTGACTGTCCACTGATACGGACCATCTTAGGCAATACTACGGATAAAAAGTGTGTCACGTTTTGCAAAGTTTCTCCAGCATCTACTTCTGGGAAGAGACTTCCCATATTCACATTGTCAAAATCCAATTCAGCCAACCCTTTCAGCCCCTATCAATGGTATAATTAATGTGTTGACCATTGAGTAATAACGAATTGGGTAAGGGCTGCTGCCGGGCGGCCCTTTTTTGCTGTCTAAATATTTTGCGATTGCTTTTCCAACTCTAAGCCATATTTCCATGCACAGTGGGCCAACACTCCATCAGCCAATCGAGCCTTTTCCACGTACTGCTCAACGGTTGTGACACGTTCATCGCCGCGTTTCATTGGCTGTCTCTCGTAGCTTCTTTCGCATGCAGCGAACCCAATCCTTGTCACGACCCATAACCCTAGCAATTCCTTGGTTGTTAGGCCTATTTATGTGAGAAACGTTGTATGCCAGCTGTCTTAACTCATCCGGCGTGGCTTGAAAGTGCAGTTCACCATTATTTTTCATCTGTTTGCGTAAGCTTTGAATGTATCCTGAAGATCTTTGTTCATCTAACGTAATTTGAGTATTTGTATACCCATGACAAATCAAATGACGTAATACCTCATTTGCTGGTGTGTGTTCGTAATCATTAATTCGATTAGCCTCCGCATTAATCTTCTCAGTAACCTTTTCAGGCCAATTACTTGGCTTTCCATAATTATCTTCAGCGTCATTAATTAATCCCATTAGTTTTGAGTTGCTCGCCATTTTAGTCAATCCTCTTTCCATTATTCACCTGAGAGTGTACCTTCGACCCTAAACCTTTCCATCAGCTTTAGCTCGCAATTGGCTCATCGCACTAGAATCTGGGGCCAATAAAGTATTAATAATGAGGCTCTTTTAAATTATTTGGCCTCTTCGCTCCCGTCTCAGTAACTGTGACTTCGATACGTGGATCGTCTGAGTAGTACTTACTGGCCGTTAAATCAACAATGCAGTTGTCATCCTCCCAGATAACGCCTGTGAGCGCGTCTTCAATGAGCTTGACGAATTGGACGTGTCTGGTTTAACTATTGGCCGATGAACGTTCTGGGCCCGTCTAGCATGTTCAATGTTACTGACACTGGTCTGTATTGGCCGATAAATTGCTATATGAACCACTAGTGGTTTCCGGTCAATTAGATCACCGTGATACTGTTTACTAGCTTCTAATGACACATACTGCTTATACGCCCGACTTTTCAACGGATCATACGCATGTCCGCTACGATTAAAACGTGGCCGCGCTGCTGGTACTGGTTCACCATATACGACTAACTCAATCACCGGCGACACCTACCAATGGTAATTCTGTCTGCTGTATCAACATTTTGGTAGCAGTGCTTGGCCGCCAGTCATCGATGTACTTCATAGCTTTGTCGAAGTCCTTGGCCTTAATCTGGATTCGTGCACGGACGCCACAAACTTGATTTAGTCCGCCATTGATATCTTTATACAGTGCCGACCGTTGCTCCTTGGTCAACTGAAGGTGACGGTCACGAACGTAGAAATTGACTGCCCTAGATACGCCACGGCTGACTGTCGTATAGTCGCCAGTTTCCAGCCGGCGGTTCTGCTCGAAGTCGTCCATGCGTTCCTCAACGTGGTCTAGCCGATGATTGGCGCGGCTCTCAGTCTCAATCAATAGGTCAATTTTCTGTTCCGGCGTCATGACCAGCTCAGATTGCTTGGCTCGCTTCTCCATCGAAATAAAGTACTCGCGGGCTTGCTTGCCCTTGGATGTTCTCTGAATCATTGACACTTCTTTCGCCATATCTAAAGCCATTGCATATTCAATGCGAGGCCGACCACCGCGGCTTTTCCCCGAAAGTGGGGAAAAGTCCTTACCTTCGACAAAACCGTAATCAGTCATGTCTTTAAACCAAGTTGAGAAGTCTTTTCCAACCTCCAAAAAATCATGCAATCCTCGAGCGTCAACTGCAACGCTATCGCTACCGTTGCCCATAATTAACTCTTGTAAATTTTTCATGTTGTAGCCTCCTAATCTGTTAGTTTAAAAATCGGTATATCAGGAACGTCACCGTCTCCTGATGGAACGGTGGTTCTGTTTTTCTCATAGTTCAAGGCATCAGAGACTGTCGTAATATCGTTTTTCACCCAGCAATTAATCACTTTTTCAAGATATTTAGGCACACCAGCCGGGCTAACGTTATTCTTAGCAAGATATTCAAGGCTGTGGGTCAATAGATCATCTCCCACTTCTTGCCGGTAGAGTTTAAGCTGAGAGGTCATATCCTTGTTCGGGGTCGGCCAATGACTCACGTACGTGCGCGTTGACTTAAATTGATTAAGTCCATCCCTACTAGAACCTAATGAACTAGTCTTGTCTTTGTCTACGTCTGAGTCTATGTCTAGATAAGGTGAAGTTTCTGGTGAAGAACTTGGTGAAGAAACTGGTGAAGAACTTAGTCCTGTTTCTAGTTCATTTATAGGACTAGAGGTATTACTTGGTGAAGAAACTGGTTCACCTTTAGGACTAGAAGTTTCATCAAAAGGTGTGATGACATAAATTCCTGCCCTAGTACGGCCTCGTGATTTATAAGAAATTCGCTTGGCCTGAATCAAAATGTTGCGATTACTGATAAGGGTGTTTTTGGACGCTATGCCCGTTCGAGCCATTAGTACCGAATTAGGTATGGACAATTCCTTTTTCCAACCGCTCTCGTTAGCGATCATCATAAGATGGAACCACAAAACTTGAGCATTGGGTTTCAAGGGATTAGTTTCGAGAAAATTGCGGAACGCTTTTAGCTCAACAAACAAATTCAAACCAGCACCCCCTAACTATCTAGTAAGTCATCAACGCTGATGATGTTTTCCAGCTGCTTGTGTTCACGGCAATAAGCACAGCTACCACATGGAACAGGGGCCTGTACACCAGCAATTACATCCTCAAAATGGGGCAGTTGCTCGTCTATTCGTTGCAAGGCGTCCTCCATGTACTCATGAGGAATCGTGATAACCGCCTTATCCGGCGGGCTTTGCTTTGTTACTGCAACAATGTAGGGTTCACACTCGATTCCGTACTGCTGCTTGACTAGCTCGCGATAGACAGCCATTTGAAGCTGGTAGTCATATTTCAGAACGAATGGTACCCACCGGTGACTACGGCTATCCCAAAACCGCTTAGACAATTCCTGCGTTGTCTTTAGATCGATGAAATACCCACGATCTAGGTTCAAACAGTCCAACTTTCCCATCCATTTAACGCCAGAAATTATGCCGGTAACGATTGATTCCTTTTCACCTTGATATAACTGCGTGAACGTCTTGTCGTTTTTGAGCGAATCAATCATGGCGTCCGCAACTTTGTAGTCACTCTTTAGCTGGCCTTTAGTCTTACCACGACTGGATAACATCACTTCCTTGTTGGCATCTAAGAACCGTTCGTGGGCCTCAGACGACTCGAAATAGCTGTGCAGGTCATTACCAACTAATAAAGCGGTCTTATCCTCATCGGGTGCCCACTCACCTCTCAATTCAGCTAATGCCTCTGCCTCACACTCCATGAACTTCTTACACCATGTTGGGCTCATAAAGTTTTTATTGGCCTTCTGACTGTAATAATTATCAGAATTTAGAATGAACGTCTGGCGGGAAGAGTTCACCCTGTCCTTCTTCGGTGCTGCTTGCATCATCGCCATCCCCTTCTGAATTTTTATGGAAAGTTTCATCGAATACATCGCCCAAAGCCTCATGCAACTTACTATCACTATTGGAACTTACTGGTTCGGAATCCGGATTTTGAACATCAGTTTCATCTGAAACATTTGTGCTAACATCTTCTTGTTCTGCCGGTTCATCCGTTTCAGCTTGTTCAACGGGTTCAGGAGGCGTTGGTTTCTCTGTGTCCACATTACCGATCAAATCTGTAACCTTTTTAGGCGTCACATCTTTGGCCGCTTGATCATCGTCATACTCGTTGGAAGTAGTATTGCTGATGGCTCCAACAACCAAATCTGAATCATCAGAAGTGTTCAGAATGTTCTTAGCGGCTCGATTAAGTACCGTCCGCTTAGCCATCTCATCACTGAACTTGTTCTGTACAGCCCCTTTAGACCGTGTTTGCGACCAACTGTTTTGAATTTGCTTGAAGGTCATCACAGTGTACTGGTGAGTTCCATCGGCCATCTTGATGACCGCATACACATACTTAATTTGGCCATCAAGGCCTTCCAAAGTTGGCTTCCACTTGGTGACCATTAATCGATCATCTTCCGCGGAAATCTCAAAGTCATCACCATCGTGAACCACATTAGCCCAGCAATCGTCAACCTCCGACAGCCGCTTTAGTGCGGCCTGAGTTCCAAAATAGGAACGCTGCATTTGGACCTTCTGGCCATACTTGATGAAGTAGACCTGAGTTTTTGCTGGTGTTAATCCTTGAACGACCATGTCCATCAAGGCATTAGCGATAGATGTCTTCGTTTCAGGAACGTGTGCCGCAATCTGAATCAGGTCACCATCATTACTATTCTTCAAAGCAAAGAACGCAGACTTGAGGGCATTTCCTACAGCATAGTTGGCTGGCAGCTTCAACCCGTTCTCCTGATTCATCATTTGATTGATTTGGTTCTGAACACCCACGTCTAGTGAACGTTGGGTTTCTGCAACTTCATTTGTAGCCATTTACTTTTCCTCCTCCAAATTGGGTGACCAGGCAACAAGCTCATCGCTGATGCTGTATAGCCGATCAATCTCATCATTGCTAAGTCGATCATTCTCGGCCAACAGTTGAACTTCCTTGAATAGATCAGATTTAATGTCATCTAGTTCAGCTAAATTAGTAGCAACCACTGCTTTAGGCTGGAAACGACTGCTTGTGTGTACCTTGACTACGTCCATGAGATCACCTCCGCACCCTTAAAATCTTCCAAGATAGCTGCCAGATGGTCATAGTCCCAATCAATCTGGGTCCCATAATCCTCACCATCAGCATCTAAAAAGTCGTGCATCGAATCTTCATCGGTTGGCACATATCGGCCTTCTGCTTCCCAATAAGTTTCACCAGAAATCATGGGGTTGCCATTGGTATCTTTGGTCATGAATCCCGTTTCAGGCTGTGATTCCAGCCGATTCATGTACCGGACAAAATCGAATGTTGCATGATCTGGCACGTTCATCGCCATTGCAACCACCGCCCGTCTGGAGTAGAATTAATGTTATAGAAATAGGATAAATGTAATTTATCTTTGAGTTCTGAGCTGCCACTCAGAGCTCTTTTTTTATGCCAAAATGTCATTTTTTGTCCTCCAATCCGAAGAAATCCATTGCCCATGCTTTCCAGCCGCCCATGTCGTGGACGCTCTCTGCAAGCTTGAATCCTAGGAACATTGCCCCAGAGATCAATCCGAACCATGACACGCATTCACCAACATAGTAATAAAACAAGTCCATCTTTATCCCTCCTTGTGCTCCTCCAAGTAATCCATCATTGGACCAACAGGAATTCGCCAGCCGTTATGAGTTGCCTCGTAGTCAATGAACCCGCCATTAGTAATGGCTAAATCATCAGCGTGTTCGTACAGATAATTGGAGGCCCGACTAGTGTTTTTAGTGCCAAATTTGTATCGTGCGAACTGGCTTAAATTCCAAGTCTGAATTCTAATCTGCCGTTTCTCCCAGTTATGAAATTTTTCGTAGTCGGTTAGGCTAATCAGCTTGAAACCGTCTGGTGCCTCATGACTGACGATGATCTTATCCGCTACCATGACTATTACCCCCCAAGCTTTTCGTTATAAGTATCAATGAATGGCTGAGGATCGACTCTTAGGTACTTGCAACATCTGATGAATAGCGTTATCTCCGAGCCAATTTCTTCAATTAACTCTTTAAGAAACCGCTTGATTAGCAAGCGCTGTTCATTGCTCCGCTGCTTGGGTTCCGTTGTCGCCGCCCTAATGAACGATTTTTGAATATTTTCTCGATCGTCTTCTTCCTCTTCTTGCTGTGAGAAAGCCTGCAACACATCATCCGTGTGCCCTGGCCGAACCATAAAAGAAATGATTCCATGGTTGGCACGAGCTGCCGAATAGTTAACGGTAATAGCGTGGGCCATCATCGCAATTGCCTTTACCGACTGATTGGTAAATTGTCTGTTACCCTTGCGCATACGGCTGAGTTGCCCTTCCGATACCGGCACAGACTCTGCCACATCCTTAGCTTTAACCTGGTCGTTTCCTTCAAGGAAAAGGTCAAGCTGCTTTCCGAACTTGCTTTGCATAAAACTCCTCCTTTGGAAACGGGTAAAGTTCCACTTGCCACCCATCTCCACTAAAATTAAGCCATAGCCTCAAAGGCTGATTCTTTTGCGTCATTAGCAATTTGTGCCTTAGCAACTACAACTAAGTTTTCTAATAGTTGATCGTTATCAGCGGTTAATTCTTCAATGAACTTAGCTGAATGATTTGACGTGTCAGCTACCATTTTGATCTTTTCCTGTCGTGTCATTTTGCCGCCTCCTATTAATTTGATGAGCAGTGTCCGATCACAAGAATCAGTAATCCTGCTGCTAGAACTTGGAGCATAGTGTCACCCCCGTTCTTTGAAAAAATAATATTAGTCACCTCTTCTGATACAATTAGTGCGTAAGGAGGTGATAAATATGAGATCAGACGTCGTTTGGGCAAACTTGTTAGGCACTTGGCATGACCTTGAGAAAGAAGATTCCGACTGCACCATTGGTAATAATGGTCAAACACCTTCAACTTGGTGGGAGGAAAATGCCGATTTGTGGGCACCCTTCAATCGAGAGAAGGAAAACACGATGTACCAACTACCACACGTGTTAATTTACTTTCAGGGACATACTTACCGTGTCTCACCAGTCCAAATAGAAATCGTTGATGAAACCTAAACTCCATTTTTTAGGATTTTTTCGACTTCTTGGCGTTCAAGTTGCAGCTTGGACGCTTTTTTCCAAACAACCAATCAACCCGTCCTTTCGCAACGGACCACTCAAACTCCGTCATACCAGCAACAGCTTCTGCTAACTTCGCAAATTGTTCTTCTTTCTCCATCAGCTCACCTCCTCAGATTTACTCGTTTTAGTAGTCGTCCTCTTTATGAGACAATTAGGTATTATCAAAAGGGAGCGATTACTATCGAAATTCTTTATAAAAAGGCACGCATTGTCTTGCACCTTTGCCACAAAACGATGCTTGGCGCCGACATAATTAACATTCAGGAACTTAGGTCCCTTGCTTATTCTGATCCGATCATTTTTAAAATGAATCGAATTTCATATCAAGACTTTAACAGCTCTCTTGAATACTTGGTTCACAATAATTACATCGAAATTAATAAGGCTCAACGATACGTTTTGACAGAACGTGGTCTGCATTACTTTGAAAACCAATTCGAATTCCGCAAACAAACCTTCTACAAAAGTGTCATATTGCCCATTATTGTTTCGATAGCCATAAACACGCCAAACTGGTGGCCGTGGCTAACAAAACTGGTAACCAAACGTTAGCGAATCGCTGATGTTGATTTAAAAAAATCATTATGGAATCGATTAAGCCGAACGACTCCCCGGTTTTCTTTTCTTTCATCAGCTCACCTCCTCAGGCTTTTTGATACTATTTGTATCAAAATTAAGCAAAAATATATCAGGAAATAGGATTGCTAAATCCTTTTCAAAGAAATTAGCATATTTAACAGCTAATTTAGCGCTCGGATTCGTTGCACCGTTTTCAATTTTCCTAACTGTTATTTCAGCAATACCAAGTTCGTTAGCAAGTTCTTCCTGAGTAAGACAAGCTTCTACACGAGAACTTTTTAGACATTTTCGAATCATTTTTTTCGCCTCAATTCCGATACATAACGTATCAACAGTCATAATGATACACGATACATTACGTATCGTCAATAGAAAAAAGGTACTTTTTGTATCTTTTATTGAACCAGATACTTTTTGTATCTATAATGATACGTATAATATCAATTAAGGAGGACTATTAATGGCTTCTTCTACTTTTGGAACTCGTTTGAAGTACTTGCGCAATCAACTCGATCGAACGCAAGATGATGTAGCAAAAGCTATTGGAACTAGTAGGGCTGCATATTCTCATTTGGAAAATGGACGCAATGAGCCCGACAACACAATGCTTATAAAGCTAGCTAACTACTATGGAGTAACAACTGACTATCTTTTAGGTCACAAAGTTGACCTCGGTGATGTGCCCGTCGCCGCCCATATTGATGGCGATCTAGCTGATTTAACCGAAGAAGAACGCCAAGAAATAAGAGACTATATTGAGTTCAAAAAGGCGCAGTACAAAAAGCGTCATGAAAAGGACTGAGTTTATTGAATAGACTTGAAACCTTAATGGCGCAATATTCGGAAATTGCTTTTAGCTTCAAGAGGTTACCAGTGCGCCTGAGCGGCCTGGCAATCGGTGATGAGGTCGCCCTTAACGAAAGAAAAACACCCGACCAACTATGTCAATGGATACTAGAGGAAATTGGTCATGTTGAAACTTCGGTTGGCGACATTACCGATTATAGATCGTTAGAGAATATGAAACAGGAACGACGGGCTCGTGTTTGGGGATTTACTCACTTGCTGACACGGGCTGACATGGACCGTTTACGTCGCGAATATGCGTGTGAGGAGTCCGACTATCCAGCGGCCGATGATGTTGGCGTTGAACTGCCATACCTGCATGAAGTTGGCTTCGCGTATGGATTGCAGTACAAACACGTTTTGGATTAAAGGAGGGACTACATTGAGCTTAAAAATTGGCATACAGTCAGTTAACCCACTGCAAGGCGATGAGGACCTGTCCAAGGCCACTATTGACTTTATTACCAAGTACATCAAGAACCACTTTCCCAATCTGTCAGGTAGAGAGTTGAATGAATTTATTGCCATTACGTTCGATAGTCTAAGCAAGGGTGATAGGGGACAATCTATAACAGACTATATGAACAGTATTAATCTATCAGAAAGCAATATTTCCGTTTATGACTCTGTTCTTGATTTATCCATGAGACCTCTAGCATTCATTAGTCGTTACCGTTTGATACGAAGCAATATCAAATACTACACATGGATGGCACTCAACGATGAACGGACTTCGCAAGAGCATCGAGAACTGAGTGGAAAAACCTTTGCGTTGCTCCCTGAATATCAAACCAAAGATTTTCCTTACATTGACAATTACCCAGGATCGGAACACCTATGTCGGTGTTATATGGACCCTGTCTTCGATGACAAGTAAAAATCTGCACAACTTCATAGAATTATTTTTACACAAGGGTGTGCTACTGAGGATTTTACATTTGAATTGTCCAAAACTGATGACGTTAAAAGCTGTACATATTTTTAGGAGGAATTATCTTATGGATAATGATACGAAAACGCATTGCACTAATTGCGGAAAGGAAATACCGTCAAAAGTTGATTTTTGCCCTTTCTGTGGTGCTAAGCAGGCATCTTCAACTGATAGCGAAGTAGAAAATAATGAAAACGCTACCGAAATGAAGAAAGGTGATTCACGAAAAAAGCCACGAAAAAAATGGTATAAGCGTTGGTGGATATGGGTTATTGCCATTATTTTAGTATTAGCAGCAATTGGCTCTGCTAGCAGTTCAGATGATTCAGGTTCATCATCTTCTGATGAACCTTCAACGAGTGAAAGCTCTTCCGCTACAAAGGAAAGCTCTTCAAGTTCAAGTAGTGCGACTTCTGTCCGTAAGTCTGTACAAGTCCTTGACAAGTACAGCGAATCGGAATTAGCAGCTAAGGGGGCAACTAATGCTAGTCAAATTAGATACGGAGAATTAATCAAGTCCAATGATTACTATGCAAAGCCCTACTCTATCAGTAAGGGAGAAGTCTTACAAGCTACTGAAGGCAAGGGGGTTACGTCATTGCTTGTTTATACTGACGATGATTCAGACCAACTCTTCCAAGTTGACGTTCGTGGAAAAACTAAAGCAATTGAAGATGACTACGTCTCAATTAATGGTGTTCTTGATAAAATGACTGACTATGATACACAAGCTGGTGGTTCTAATACTGTACCAGTATTATTCGCCAATAAAGCCACAGTTATTGGTCATGATGACGATGATTAAAGTTCTTTGTTCCTGAAACGTAAGTTGCAATAGCTTCTGTCTGGTGACTCTCCTCGGTTCGATTCCGGGGAGAAGCATTTATAAAATTTTAGTATTAAATTTTGTATCTTCCAAGAATTGAGGAGTTCATATGCCTAAAGATGAAAACACAGTTTCACCAGTTCTATCAATTCCAAGCAGCACAAATTACTGGCTAATACGTGCTGATGGCGGTAAATACTACAACGATTTTGTACAACATGGATTTATTGCATTAGCCCACAACTTGGTAACTATTGAAAAAATCAATGCGTTAATCAAAGGAAATAATTCAAGTAACATTGATTTTAGGGCTGTTTATTTACAATCCTACCCAAAAGACCCCAGACAAGTATCGGGCCTTAGAGGAAATCAGATTAAAAATTTCACTCAAGTAATGAGTAAAGGCGATGTTGTTCTGGTTCCGTCAAAAAATTCCGACTTTTTTGCATTGGGCGTTATTACAAGTGATGCCTTTGATGAAAGCCTTGAAGTAATTCAAAAACGCAAAAATAAGTATGATCCCACTGCCAATCATTCCCCAGTCTGCACCTACTTAAAGAGGCGAACTGTACTATGGATCAAAGAAATATCGAAATCAGATCTTCCTAAAGGCTTACTTTGGGCCTTGTCGGCTCATGAGGCCCTATTTCACATAACTTCTTCTGATGATATCTACCCTATCGACAAGCTCTTCTCACCACTTTTTAAAAAGGACAATGTTTTGCACCTTGTGATTGGTACTCGACAGCCAGATGATTTAACTATGTATCAATGGAATCTCCTGACGTCATTATCAAAAGAAACGGATTTAAATCCCCAAGATATAAAATTGGATATACAGAAAAATTCACCAGTTACAATAACCTTTCTTGTTGAAAGTTACGATTCGGTAAAGCAAATTTTTGATGTATTGCGTCCAATTATGGATCCTGTAATAGCCACATCTGGTGTTTTTGAAACCGCTCGTATTGTTTGGCGTCTATTAGCAGGAAAAAGAGGTAAAGAGCTTGGTCTTGTTGAATGGTGTCAGGAAGTATACACAAGGCACTTGAATAACACGGAATTAAAAGATAAAATTCATTCGACTAAGGAAAAAGGCTCCCTCTCACCTGAGCAAAAGGAACTAAAAAAGATTGGCATGCATCCTAAATCTAGTGGAACCTTGATTGAACACGAAACTGATTCCAAAAAGACGGATTTGGATAAACTTTCAAACAAAAAACCGTAATCGGAAGCAGGATAAGAAAAATTCCAAATAGACTTATTTTTAAACCAACAAGTATACAGATTAGTTTTACTAATACTGACACTGAACAATTGATCAACCAGTAGGCCCATGCTGTCTTAAGTCTATTCATATTCTCTCACCTCTCCACAAATTTCTAAGCACTTTAATAGTGCTTTTATTTTAACACATCAAAAGAACATACGTTTGGAAAAAACAACGATTGCATTTTCCAAGTTAAGGAGGTCATCCCCTATGAGTATTAATAAGCGTGACAATGGAAAATGGGAGGCGCGTGTCTCCTACAAAGACAAAACCAGCAAAACTGGATACCGTCAAAAAGTGAAAAACTTTGCGCGAAAATCAGAAGCAAGAGAATGGGAAGTCTCCATTCTGGACTCTATGAATAAAGGAACTGACGTATCAAAATCCAACCTCACTTTCTCAAAATACTTTGCTGACTGGATCAAGACCTATAAAACTACTGGTGTCAGACCTCATACCCACGAGATATATGTGGGAAACTTAAATCACGTCAAAGCATGGTTTAAGGACACCAAGCTACCAGCAATTAGTCGTGCCGACTATCAAAAGTTTCTTAATTCGTTTGGTAAATCTCATTCGCTGGCCACTTCGCAAAAACTCCACCGACAAGTACACTCTGCTATCCGTGACGCGGTCGCTGAAGGGATCATTCACAGAGACTTTGCCTACAAGGCCAAGATAACCGGCTCTGATCCAAAACCAGAGTCTGAAAAAGTACTCACTTTTGATGAATATACAACCTTCCGTAAATATCTCATTGCTAACGCCAATTATCATCGCATGACCCAAGAGATGATGCTTTTCCAGCTTGAAACCGGCACTCGATTTGAGGAGTGTGCCGGCCTTACGTGGGACAACCTTGATCTAAATAATGGGATTGTCCATATCACACGCCAGTGGGACGCACGGGCCCAAAATTTCACTAAGACCAAGGGGGGCGGCAAAGCTGACGGCGATATAACCATAGGTACAAAATACTGTCAGTTTTTACGCGATTACCGTGACCAACAGAATGAATGGCTATCAGACCACGGCATTAGGAATCCCCTCAACTTGGTGTTTTGGTCAGACCATGGTACAATTGTCCAAAATGGTACTGCAAATACGCAGCTCAAAATTATATGTAGTAAATTAGGAATCAAAGAGGTAACTTCTCACGCAATGCGGCATACGCATGCCAGCATTTTAATTTTACAAAAGGTGTCGCTGCCATATGTCCAGCATCGACTAAGACACCAAAAGTTAGAGACAACTATTAATACGTATGTCCACTTCATTGAGCAAGCAAATGGGATAAGTAACTCAGACACCCTTGCCTTTTTAGATAAAGGGTTTGAAAATAAATAA